GCGGCCCAGCGCGCCGCAGATGCCGTCAACGTCCTGAACACGATGCTCGGTGCGCTGATCGACTACCCGCGCATCCTGTCCGAGTGCGCCACCTTCGCTGACCTATCCGCCTTCACTGCCCAGGTCGAATACCGAGTGCGCACTGCCCGCGTCCTCGCCGACGAGCTGGAGATGGCAATCGTCGCCATGCGCGGCGAGCCCAAGATCCGGAGGGTTGCGTGATGCATCCAGACGAGCAGATCGACCTCACCGGCCGCACCCTCATGGTCTTCGGCGCGCTGATCATCCTGTGCATCCCGATCACCGCCCTTTGGCTCGCGGTGACGGCGTGAGCAGGCGCCTACAGATCCCGCAGGGCACCACTTTTGGGCGCCTCACTACTGTCGCTGACGCCAGCCCGCTGCGTCTGCCCTCCGGTCAGTCGAAGCGCATGATGCTTTGCAAGTGCGAGTGCGGCACGGAAACCATTGTCCTGCTGGACAACCTGCGCCGAGGTCTGACCAAAAGTTGCGGCTGTGGTGAGATAGAGAGCCGGATCAAGCATGGGCTCTCAGGTCAGCCGCTCTACCAGATCTGGATTGGAATGCATTCGCGCTGCCGTACGCATCCTAATTATGCGGACAGGGGCATCAAGGTTCACGATGTTTGGCATGGTGATGACGGGATGCATCGTTTCATCGCTTGGGCTCAGGCGAACGGTCACGCAGCCGGCCTAGAGATTGATCGGCGCGATAACGACAAAGATTATGAACCAAGCAATTGCCGGTTCGTAACGCCAGCCATCAATCAGCGCAACAAGCGCGATACTCTGTGTGCATTGGATCCTGCATCAGGTCAGATGGTCTCTGTCTACTCCTATTGGGAAGAGAACCGGGATCCGTCCGTTAATTATGAAACGGCAAGATGTCGCCTGAAGTATCACGGTTGGGACCTAGTCCGCGCGGTAACTGCGCCGCCATATGCTTCACATTTCGGCCACGCGAACCGCAGGGCACCACAATGATACTTCCTGATTATATGATCCGAGAGCGGCGCGGCATGATTTTACCGTATGTCAGTCGCACGGTTCATGAGACCGGACTCAGTTTCGGCGAAAGCCACGGCGGCTACGATGTCCGCATCAAGCAGAACCTCACGCTGTCACAGGGCGAGTTTCGCCTTGCCTCGACGCTGGAGCGGTTCGTGATCCCGCCCGACGTCATGGCCTTCGTGCTCGATAAAAGCACGCTGGCCCGACAGGGCGTCAGCCTCTTCAACACGTGCCTTGAACCGTCGTGGGAAGGGTTCCTGACCCTCGAAATCGTCTGCCACGCGCCAGGACCAGTCGTCCTGAAGGCCGGCCAACCCATCGCGCAGATCGTCTTTCACCAGATGATGGCGCCGCCCGAGCGCGGGTACTCAGGAAAATACAGCAACCAGCCCGACGAACCCGTAGCCGCTCGCACGGAGCCACAGTCATGAGCCTCAACATCCCCAATCTGGACCATCTGATCTCTCATCTGGAGGGTTTACCGGAAGAGAAGTTCAATATCAGGCATCTCGTGACCCACGACGATCATTGTGGAACAGTCGCCTGCATTGCCGGGTGGTGCAACATCCTTGCTGGAGATACCTTGGGTGACGCCTGCACTGCTCAGGAGTGGCTTGAGATTGGCGTGGGGCGGGCGCGAGACGATCTGTTTTGCCCAGATGGCTATTACGGGGAGCCCGAACTCTACCCCCTCTCCCGCGCCATCCGCACCCTCAAGCACATGCGCTCCGAACACCTGCGCACGGGCCAGGTCGTCGTGGATTGGGATGCCCCGGAGCCGGTGACGAAGGCGGCTTGGGTTGCGCCGCGCGCCGTCGAGCAAGCGAAGCCCGCCCTGCCGGCCGAGATCGTCCGCTTCCTGAACTCCGCTGATCTTGAGGTGTCGGCATGACCACCCCCGTTCTAACCGAAGACGGCAAGAGGCTCGCCGAGGTGGCGAAGCCGCGCGACTACTGGGCCATCGTCGGCCTCACCCCCACGGACGAGCACGGGCACAACAGCGCCCGCGTCATCGACCGATCCCCGGACTGCAAGAACTATGACGTCTGCGTTGAAACCCTCACGGAGGACGATGGGGACGATCTGGGCTGGGCGAAGGGCAAACCGGCCGGCCTCTACCGGATCACCATGCGCCCCTACGGCGACGAGGACAGCTACAGCCTGAACGTCACCAAGGCTGAGATGCTGTTTCCCCTCAACGCCGCCGCCGCGCGCCTTCGCCCCGTCAACGGCGAGATGGCGGATGACAATGAAAAATTGCAGACGATCTGCGATGAAGTAGAGCGCGAGTTTCAGTGCGGCGGCCTGAGTGGCGGCCTCTATGGCGACTTCGCTCAAGAGGTAGCTCGTCGCTATACCACCGCCGCGAGCCTCCGCCTCCCGATTGAGGGCGATGCGAGCCTGCGGGAGGCGGCGCAGATGTTCGCCGATCACTATCCGCACGGGCTGAACCCGCGCCTGGATGAGGCTTACAACCTCGCCCGCGCCGCCCTCGCCCGCCCGCAACCCGAGGCCAAAGGGCCGGTCGCGGCGGGGGTGGAGCGCCAGAACCGCGAACTGACGCAGGACGAAAGCCGTCTCGTCATGAGCGCGCTACTCAGTTCCGCTCCAGAAGTCGTCGCTGAGATGAGCGCTGATTGGAAATGCCCGAAATGCCGCTGCCGGACGTTCGCTGCTGTAGATGAGCGAAAGCCAGATGGCAGTTTCGGCCCCGGCGACCTTCTGCGCTGCGTCAACTGCAAAGGAGTGTTCTTCCGCGCATCTCTCGCGCCCCCGGCAGAAGCCAAAACGCCGGATGCCGGGGTGGGTCTGCGGGAAGCAGCGCAGGCGCTCCTTGACGCCTCGATTGCCGATTACGGTCTGAGCGACGACGACACAGACCCAGAGCCGGTTGCCATGGGCTTCCGTGGCGGCACCGCCGTTACCTTCGGGCATCTCCGGCGTCTCAAGGCCGCCCTCACCCCAACCGGATCGGCGGGTGAAGACGATACGGGGGTGACCCATGCGATGGTTACTGCGGGCGTAGAAGCACTGAATGCCGCCGCTGACCACGGTCGAACTCAAGCGGTTGCCGACATCTACCGTGCGATGCGCTCCCTCGCCCAACCGCCCAAGGCCGAGACGCCGGCAGGGGTGGGGGAAGCCGCCGACAAGCTTTCGAACGCCGCGCTGGAACTGGCCGAATATGCTTCTTACGCGGAGACCATTGGCGCGATCAGTCACAATCGATCCACCATCCGAACTTGGTGCGATGCTGTTTTCAAAGCGTCGCGTGAGTACGAGGCCATCGCCGCCCTCTCCACTGCCCCAGCGGCACGGCCAGGAGACGGGGTGGAGCGCGTCCGCCATGTGAAGCGCGGCACCGAGTACGAGGTGCTGGGCGAGGCAGAGGCGCAGGTTTCAAAGGGGACCCATAGCGTCTGGCCTAAAGGCATCGCCTTCCATGTCGATGCTGAGTCCGTCCCTGGTCGCCTGCTCTCAGATGGCTGGGAGATTACCGTCTACCGCTGCGTCACCACCGGCAAGCTCTGGTGCCGCTTCACCGACGAGTTCCGCGATGGTCGCTTCGTCCCCGCCGCCGCACCGGCCGCTGACGGAGGCCGGGCGTGATGGGTGAGCTTTTCCCGATCATGGCGCTCAGCTACCGACCCGACAAGGAAATCTGCGAGCTTCGGAGCGCGGGCGTCGCCGAAATCATCATCGGCCTGCCCTGGGCGATGATAGCTCCCCATGAAGCGCAAGCACAAAGAAACCACGGCCAAACGCTGAAGCGTCTTGCTGAACGCGGTGGCCTCGCAGTCTGTGAGGCGTTGGCTGTGCTTGAGGACCGTCGCTGGGAACGGATGCCGAAGGCAAAGGCCATGGGCGAATTGGCGCTGCGGCTGGCCGAGTTCACCGCACGGCAGGAGCCCTCCGCATGAACGCCCCCGAAGACCAGAACGGCCTGCGCGAGGCGTTGGCGCCCACCTACAAAAAGTGCCCGGAGTGCGCAGGCTCCGGCACATGGGAGTGCTTCGGCGAAGATCATTGCTGTGAGGAATGTAGTGGATCGGGGTCCGTCGAGGATCTGGAGCCGGTCATCCTCGCGGAGCGTGACGCCTACCGTGACCGCGCCCGCGCCGCCGAAGCCGAGATCACCCGCCTCAAGGAGGGGATGGAGGCGCGCGACGAAGCACTCCGGCCCTTCGCAGCCGGCGGACCGTGGGGCGGCTGGCTCTCGTGGCTCATCAACGGAGCGCCAGACCGCGAGCAAGGGAAGGCCGCCGCCAAGCAGATCGTCCACTGGCGAGCCGCCGTGGACGTCGTCCTCTTTCCGAAGGAGCAGCCGTGATGGCCGAGCACGAAAGCAGCGTCGGCGCGTCCGACTTGTGGTTCACCCCGCCGGAAATCTTCACGGCCCTTGGGCTGACGTTCGATCTTGATCCGTGCTCACCGGGGATCGGCGCCCCGCATTGCTGTGTCCCGGCGCGGGCGGTGTTCACCCAAGCGGACGACGGACTGGCGCAGCCCTGGCACGGGTTGGTGTTCATGAACCCGCCGTTCGGCGAGCGGCACGGGCACGTTCCTTGGCTGCGCAAGTTCCTCGACCACGCCAACGGCATCGCCATCGTGCGGGCCTACACCTCGTCGGACTGGTTCCACGAGGTGGTGGTGCCCCGCGCCGAAACGCTCCTCTTCCCGCTCGGCAAGACCAAGTTCGTGCGCGGCGAGCCGATGGTGTCGCGGGACAAGGCTGGGAAGGTTATCGCGACGCATCCGGCCGGCTCGCTCGGCGGCTCGCCTGGCCACGGCGTCGTTCTCATCGGCATAGGCGCCACTGCCAACGCGGCCCTGGCGCAATCCGGCCTCGGCTACTTCCAACCCGTCCTGCGGAGAGCGGCATGAGCAACCCCATGGCTGAGACACAGAGCGCGCCGAGCTTGCGGGAGCTTTCTGAGCGGGCCTCGCCGGGCGAGTGGCACCACTGCCAGCCGTTCATGACGGTGCCGGCCGAGCGTACGGTGCACGGCCGGGTGCCCGCCGCTCGGGTGGACTACATTTCGACGTGGCCGGGGTCTGGCACACCGCCGGGGCACCGCGTCGTAGTTCCGATGGAAGGGCGCGAGAGCACGATGTCGAGCCACGACATGGCCTTCGTCGCCCGGCTCGTCTCCGACTTCCGCGCCGGCCGCCTCATCGATCCCACCACCCTATCCGAGGCTGTCGCCTCCGCACGGGCTGAGGGCTGGCAGCCCATCGAGACGGCGCCGAAGGATGAGACGGAAGTGCTGCTGTGGTGCGGCCCAAGAGAGATGCAGCTTGGCGTATGGCAGGCATCTCCGTCAGTTGAGGGCGGCGGATGGTGGATGACCACGGCTGAATGCTCCACAATTTATCCCACCCACTGGCAGCCCCTCCCCGCCCCGCCAACCACCCCCGGAGGCCAGATCGATGGTTAAGGGCACGGGATTGACGGAGGCACGCTTCTACCAACTGCCCGACGACGAGGTGATCCAGATCGGCGGAACACGGTTCGCTGGCTGGGTCCATAGGCGCCACCCTGACGGCTTCCTCGTCAGCAAGCGCCAGCCTGACGCCGAGTTCGTCGCCCGCGCCGAGCGTGCGGCTCGGTCTGGCGCACTCACGGAAGTCCCGCGCCACACCGATCCCGACAAAGACCCCTTCCGCTTCCTTGGAGGCCGCAATGGTCATTAGCTCGACGCTGAAGAAGTGGACCGGCCGAGGCGCCGTATGCCTGCTCTCTCCGATCTGGTTTCCAGGGATGGCGATACTGTTCGCCATGCTTTGGGTTGGCGAATGGTACGACCGCACGTTCGGTCCGAAGGTCGGCGAGTGGCAGCCGTGGTTCGCGTGGCGGCCGACCGAACTTGGTACATGGGACGGCGACACGGTGTGGCTGGAGCGCGTTGAGCGCACCCGCATCGGACATGCCGACATCTACCGCCGTCCGGGCGATCCGACCGTGCCGGACCCGTGGGTTTCTGCCGGCCGCGCCGCCCTCGCTGAACGCGGAGGGGCAGCCCCCCTCCCCCACCAGTCCCGTAGCGAAGGATGAGCGCCATGGCGAAGGCTAGGAGTAACCCGGCTGACAAGCCATCGCCGAGCGATTGGCCGTTACCGCCAGGCATGATCCCGCTGGGCCTCTCTCGATCCGAAGCGGCGTGCTTCGTCGGCGTCTCCACGACGATGTACGACGCCATGGTCAAGGACGGCCGCATGCCGAAGCCAAAGCGGATCGGGGCACGTACGATCTGGGATCGGCACAGCGTGGAGCGGGCATTCCGAGAGCTGCCCGGTGACGACGTCGAAGACCAGCCGAAGAACGATATCTGGGGCAACCCGAGAGTATAGGTCAGGGACCCTAGATGCCGCGCAAGCTGCCGCCATACTGTGTCGAGGACGTTGATCGTTACGGCAACGTGCGGATCTACGTCCGGCGCAAGGGTCTGCCGAAGGTGCGCCTTGAAGGTACGCCGTGGGCCCCTTCATTCATGGCTGCATACGAAGCGGCAATGGCCCAAGACACACCTCCGCTGAAGCGCGTCGGGAACGCAGCAGCAGAGGGCTCATGGCGGTGGCTGTGCCAGCAGTACTTCGCATCCGTGGCTTTCGGAGGGCTGGACCCGGCGACCAGATCTCGCCGCCGAGCCTCACTGGAGGCGACATTCGCCGAGCCTGTGCAGCCTGGCTCAGCCCAGACTTACGCCGACTACCCGCTGGGTCGAATGACCCCTGTCGCCATCCGCGTTCTACGTGACCGAAAAGCAGCTACCCCAGAGGGTGCAAATAATAGGCTGAAGGCGATTAGGGGTGTCTTCAAATGGGCAACCTCAAAAGAAATTGAGCTTGTTGCAACCAACCCAGCACGCGATGTCGGCAAGATCACCGTTTCTACCGACGGGCATCACACTTGGTCGATTTCAGAAGTGAAGAGGTACATTGAGAGGCACCCAAAGGGGTCAAAGGGCTATCTTGCGTTATGCCTACTTCTATTCGCGGGCGGGCGAAGATCCGATGCGGTCCTGTTCGGGCCACAGCATTTTGAGGGCGGATGGCTGCGCTACACGCAGCACAAGGGGCGCAATAAGAACCCGATGACCTTGGAGGTTCCGGTTCTGCCTGTCTTAGCGGCGGCGATTGCGGCGACGCCAGTGACCGGGACCACCACTTTCCTTGTCACGCACGCTGGCAAGCCGTTCACATCAAACGGGTTTGGCAACTGGTTGAAAGATCGGTGCATTGAGGCCGGGCTGCCGCACTGCTCCGCACACGGCCTCCGGAAAGCAGGGGCGACGATTGCCGCTGAAAACGGAGCGACAGTAAAGCAACTCATGGCGATGTTCGGGTGGCGGACATCGCAAATGGCAGAGCTCTACACGAAGAAGGCGGAACAGAAGCGCCTTGCGCATGGTGGCATGGCATTTATTGACTTTGAGCGGTCGGGAGACCTGCTTATAAAATAACAGTCCAAAGTCCAATAATTTGTTGGACTTTGAAGTCGGCGTGGGTAAACTAGCGTATCTTTAGAAGGTACGGCAATGCCAAGGGCTCATAACCTTCCAAAATTTGTGATCCGGGACGTGGACCGTTATGGATCTGAGCGGTTTTATTATCGCCGGGCCGGCAAACCCAAAGTTCGAATGCCGAACGACAGAGACTCGCCGGCCTTCATGGAAATGTACAATGCCTTGAGGAATGGCTTGGTTGTCGTGAAAGTGGCGCCTGTATCTCGGCCACCCAAGCGTCAGAAACTGAGCACCGGGTACGTCTACTTCCTGCGCACCGAGCAGGGCATCAAGATCGGCTTCAGTGAAGACCCAGGCCCCCGCATCGGCGCCCTCAAGACCGGGTTGGCTGGGCCAATCCTCGGCCTTGTCGTGATGCCCGGATCCATTAGGACGGAGCGCCAGCTTCACCGGCTTTTTGACGCCTCCCGACGCAACGGGGAATGGTTCAAGGAGACGCCAGACATCACTAAGGCGATGGCCCAAGCCGCCGCCTACGGGCAGGTCCGCGACCTCGAAAAGCGTGAAGCTGATGCCCCGCTAGGACCCGGTTCGTCCATCACAGATGTCCCACTGGCAATTTTGCCATAAGTATCAACCACCTATAACAGAAGGTGGCGACCCCGGTTGGGGCGCCAGAACCAAGATGGATCAAGCACTTGCTGAAAAGTTGGACCACGATCCGTCCAACGGCGCGATAGGGCTTTCGCCGGAACAGTCCAACACACTTAGCCGCACATGGCTGCGCCTGACGAACCTGTTCAACAGGCGTTGCGAGGCGTGGGGCTGGCGCGACACGGCAACCGAATATCCCGACGCCCTGGCGGCGTTCGAGGCCGGGCGCATCGCGGTCCATATCCGGCGCCTGCCGTTGGATGCCGTGGTCACGGCTTCGCGCGATAAGATCTGGCGGCATGGCAACGAGGGCGTAGACCATGCTCGTATCAAGCGCGCCGCGCTTCTCTGGATGCAGGGGGCAGGCGCCGCCGACGCGAAGGCCGAAGTCCGTGGCGTGGTCGGCATCGCCGACGCCTATAGCGACAGCGCGAATTGGATTGTGGAGTGCGGCAACACGCGGTTCGGCAAGCTGGCCGAGGCGATCACGTGGGAAGACACGCCGCGCTTCACGCTCATCCCCTTTCAGGATCTCGAACGGGACGACGGTACACCCCGGCGGCTGATCGCTATCGATTTCTCGTGGTCGAGGGACGTGACTGAGGATGTCGAGAACGCCCAGATAGAGCGTAGACGCCGGGCCGTCCGCTCGCTGCAAAGCGCCGTCTTCCCCACCCCCTCAATCCCACCGGACGGGCGTTCTGTTTCTTCCGTTTCGGGGAGGGGGTGAGCGATGGCATATCAGGATATTCGCGAAGCCAGCGAGCGACTGGTCGCCCATCTCCGAGAGCGCGGCATCCCTCATCCTATCGTAGGGGCCGGCGTGGACATGATTTTTGTCTATGCGGAAAAGCGGGACAAGGAGCGTGTCCGCGGGCTCTCTGAATGGGAGGGCGTCCCTGTTTCGGTGAGTATCGTCGGGCCAATTCGCGCTTACGCAGATCGACCCGTCCCCGCCCCCTCCCTCTCCGCAGGGGAGAGCGGACGATGAGCGAGCATCCGAGCTTTCGCATCCGATGCGCGATCTGCGACCGGCCCGTAGAGCGATGGGAGTGCTGGGAAGACCCTAGGACGATGAGCCAGAAGCTCGTCGTCTACTGCCACGGCGACAAGGACGCGATGTCACTCAGCTTCAGGGACATGGCTGAGATGGGACCGGGCGAGCTTCGCCGGATGGCTGCCAGCGAGGGCGTGGCCTTCACCACCAAGCGCCTCCCCACTCCCCCCGTCGCTCCTAACCTCGCGCAGGGAGGAGAAACGCTGTGAGCGAAATAGACGCCTACGAACCACCGCCGGGCTATGGCGACACTATCGGCAAATGCCTGACGTTCGCGGAGATCGAAGCCCTCTTGGCCGCCGAGCGGGAGCGGTGCGCAGCCGTAGCTATCCAGTGTGGCGGCACACTCGTCCGAATGAACATGCGCAAGACATCAGAATTCATCGCCCGAGCCATCCGCGCCTTGCCGTCACCCCTCCCCGCACCCGCAACCCCGCATGATGGAGAAGCGCCGTGAGCGAGCGTGAAGCCGTCGAGGAATGGAAGCCGACCTGCCATCTCCGTTGGCTCGTGAGCCCGACGCCGGGAGAGCGCGACGAGCTTCAGCAGCTCTGGACCAAGCCGAGCCCCTACGAGGGGTATGACGATGAACAGGAGTGGCGACCAATCCCTCGTGAGGCGGCGTTCTAGGTTCCCCCTCCCCTCAATCGGTATCCGGTTTGGGGCGGGGGCGGTTGGGGTCAATCCTTAAGACGGACGCCCTTGCCGCCGGTTCGCATGTCGCCCGGCTCCATGAAGACGACGCCGGCCGCCTCGAACGCTTCTTGGATCGCCTTGAGGGTGCTGCCGCGCGTGTCCCGTACCGCCGCCTCGACGTTCTTGATCGTCGCCAAGGATGCACCAGACCGCTCGGCAAGATCTTTCTGCGTCCAGTTGAGCAGCCCGCGAGCCGCCCGCATTTGAGCGGCGTCAATCATGGCCGTTTCGTACACGATCTGCGGCCTTTGGGCGAGCAAGTTAGCCTCTATAGCTAATTGGCGTTGACGCCTCAGTTGTTAGACCTTATAGCTAACATCGTCAACCGGAGAGCGACAATGCCCCAGACTGAAATAGTCCTCACCCCCGCCGTGGTTGATAGGCTGATGGGCCACTGTCTCTACGGAGAGGGCCGCCCGGCGGACGGTGCAATCCTCGTCCAGGGCATCGTTCGCAACTTTGGCTTCGACCGCGACCGGATCGCCGAAAGCCTCCCGGAGATTGAGCGCCTGATCGGCGAACTGCCGCCCCCGTTCCTGATGTCGGAAGGCGGCGGCTGGTCGTTCCTGAACCTTTGCCAGGACCGGCACGACCAGCAATGGACTGGGTCTCACGCGACGATGGAGGCGCTGTGCTGCCTCGCCATTGCGGCCGAGCGGGCCGCTTGGCTCCTGCCCCGCGAGATGTGGGGCCTGTTGCCCGGCAGCATGCCCTACGTCGGCTTTCAGATCGGGCGCGCCGTAGAAGTCGCGGAGGCCGCCTAATGGCCTTCGCTCAGATCGCCGTCACCGCGTGCTTCATTCTGCCGATCCTGCTCTTCCTCGCGCTGGCAGTGCACGCGCTCGTCACCGCCGTCCGCAACGAGATGGCCGCCCCGGACCTTCCGGCCGCCGATGGCAACGTGTCGAAGGTCATCGGCGGCCTTGTGTCTCTGCTGATCACCGCTGGCCTCATCGCGATCTGTGCCGGCACCGTTCGCTGGTTGGCCTAACCCCTTCCCCCGCTCGAACAGGAGACCGGACGCTATGGCTGAGACGACGAACGCGAACGGTGTGACGCTTCTGGAAGGTCTAGAGGAATGGGAGAAGCACCAGCGCGCCGAGGGCGCCCACTGCAATGCCGAACTGCTGAAATGGGCGCGGGATGAGATCGTCGGCCGCCGTCAGGCCGTCGAGGACTACCGCTCCGGCGCCCGCGAAGCCGATCGGCAAATCGCTACGCTGCTCGGCGAGGTCCGACGCCTCACCGGACCAGCCGAACACATGCGCCACACCAAGACGCACACCTATTACACCGTGCTCGCTCGCGGAGCACAGATGCAATGCGCGTTCCCCGTCAGTGACTACGACAAGGTGACGGTCTACCGGGGCGCCGATGGCACGCTGTGGGTTCGACCCGACGCCGAGTTCTGGGATGGGAAGCGGTTCGTCCCGTCTGACACGCCGTTCAAGGTCGACCCCCTCGATCTCTCGACGGCTGTGGAGGGCTGAGACGATGGGTGAGGCGACCTTCATCACAGGCTTTGAAACCGTCCAGAAAGCCCTCAAGGCCGGCGAGAAGTTCTACGCCAAGGCCAACGGGCAGAAGGGGCGGTTCCAGCGCGATTTTCACATCGTGGAGAACGAGCATGGCCGGTTTCATTTCGAGGCAGGCCCTCGCCCACCCGACGCCGCTCGCTCGACAGAGGAAGGGGAATGAGGGGGATGGACGACTACCGAGCCCGCAAGGCTGAGCGCGTCGCCCGCCACAAGGCCCTCCACGGCCTCAAGATGGAGACGTGCACGGCGTGCAGCGGTAGCGGCGTCTACGACATTCACGGTAGCCCGACTTGCGGCTGCTGCAACGGCACCGGCAAGACGCGCCAGCGCCGCGCCGCCCCTAACCTCCCCGGAGCCCAGCATGACCACACCCCAGGCTGAACGCCCCCTGATCCTGCCGCCGCTGCGGAGGACGGCGAAAGACGCGGAAGCCTTCGCGCGGATCGTCCATGAGGGGCAGGTCGACAAGGCGGGGCGCCCGTACATCGAGCATCTGGAGCGGGTGGCCGGCCCAATCTCATGGGCGCCCCTGCACAAGAGCAACGAGAGCGATGAGGCAACCCAAATCGCATGGCTCCACGACGTGATCGAAGACACACTGCACGACGAGGACGACCTTCGGCGCGAGGGCTTCAGCCCTGATGTCGTGAAGGGCGTGGAGATGCTGTCCTGGCCCGGCACCAGCTACCTGCGTTGGATCGACTGGTTGGCCGCCCATGCCCCGCTCCCGGTCATCCTCGTCAAGATCGCCGACATCGAAGACAACTCCGATCCCGAACGCCTCGCGCTTCTGGATGAGCCCACACGGGAGCGGCTGAAGAAGAAGTACGGCGCCGCCCTCCCGATCTTGAAGGAAGCCGCCGCGCGGATGGGATGGAGGCAGGGGAATGGGTGAGACGGTGAAGCTGACTGAGAAGCGCCGGAGCGCGTTGGCGAAAGCGGCGACGCCGGATGGTCCGGACTGGTATTGGGGGGACCGCGCGCACAGCGCGATCTGCAACTGGCTCTTCAAGCAAAAGCTCGTCTTGTGGGGCTACGCGAACCGGAAAGAGGTGCTTGTCGCTACTCCCGCCGGCCGCGCCGCCCTCCCGCCTACGGAGACCCAAAATGGATGAGACTGTGAAGCTGATCAATCTCAAGACCGGAGAGGTCATCAACGCCGATAGCTACGAGCTTGCGCGGCGCGGGATGCCGGAAGGGTACGAGCGTGCGGACGGCGTTTCAATCGAGAGATGGATCGAAGCCCTGAGGCCCGCAAAGGGACTTACGGAGACCCCCGATGCCTGAGACCCCGGAGATGGTGGAGGCCGTGGCTCGGGCGATCAGCGGGGCACCGTTCTCGACAGCATCCTCGCGCCGCAAGGCCCGCGCTGCCATCGAGGCGGTCCGTGATTATGCCTATCCGCAAGCCGAGTTAATCCTTGCCGATGGCAATGTGCCTGTCGTCACTTTGTCCGGCGAGGCGCCAGCCAAGATCCTGCGCGCTCTGATTAACTTGGCTACGACGCAAGCGTTTGCCCTCGCTTCGCCCGAAGAGGGGAGAGAGCCGTGAGTGTCCCGGAAGCGGGCCAGCCGTTGGCCGCGCTTCGTCTCCTGCTGAAGGCGGTCACGGAGGCGAAGAAGCCCAACCGGACCCTGGACGCGATGATCGCAGCCTCGCTGCCGGAAGACGTTATGCTCAAGGGGCGCCGCCTTGGCGAACGCCGGCTGTCATTCGCGTTCACGAGAAGCGTCGAGTGCGCCGTGCGCTTCGTAGAGATCGCGCTTCCCGGCTGGGAATGGTCGGTCGGGAACAATGCGAAGACAGGCGATTATCAGGCGACGGTCTGGGGGCCTGCCGCGTCAGATGATCTTGGGAGCGGAGCTACGCCAGCCCTCGCAATCATAGCTGCCGCGCTGGCCTGCGCCATTGAAGAGGGTGGGTATCCTGTGGGCCGCCCGCCCGCCACCCCCGATCCCGTGGCCTGAGCGAAGGAGAGAGACCGTGAGCGACGATCCCAACACCACCGTGGAAGGCGCTAGGCAGCACATTCGCGAGGCGCTGCGCCAGTTCGTGATTGACCCGACAGACACAGATTTCCAGCAAGGGTTCTTGGAAGCCCTCTACGTCATCGGCCGCGAAGGTCTGGGCATGGATCTAGGCGACGACTCCGCGTCGCAGTGGCTACAGCCCAAGCCTCCCGTGGCGCACCTTAAGCTAGTGACGTAGCCTCACCCCCATGACCCCAGCCCAAGCCCTCCTAGCCGAAGCCGTCGACTTCCTCCTGGCCCAAGGTGTCCCGCTGACGATCACCAGCCGAGGCTACGAGGTCGACGGTGCGCCGGTTTCCCAGGGTGAGATCGTCGCCAGGGCGTTCGCGCTGGGCATGGCGGGTGCGGAGCGGATGCAGTGACCACCCGCCGCTTCCCGCCGCCCTGGCGCCTCGTCGAACTCGACGCCGCCTTTCGCATCGAGGACGCCAACGGCTTCCCCGTGGCCTTCGTGTACTTCGAACGGAACGACGAGCGCCGGGCCGCGATGATCGACAGAATGACCTACGACGAGGCCCGGCGGATCGCGGTGAACGTGGCGCGGCTGCCGGGACTGCTGGGGGCCAAAACAGATGAGCCCGGCACGTCAGAGTGACGGCCGGGCTCGGGATGGGGCAGAAACAACAAAAGCCGAGGTTACCCCCGGCTCCGTTGCGGTCCCCATACGGTGAACCTCGCAGGCTATGCCTGCCAGCAATCTAGCACCCTGCATTTTGTGCGCAAGTCCCTACCGCCTCACCACCCCGCCCGCGACAACCCCCATCAGGAACGCCAGGACAGCCCAGACGAGGGTGAGGTCTTGGGGCTCGGTGGGTGGGCAGGTCATGCAAACCAAGCCCGCATCCCAGCACCCGCCCGATCCACCAGCCCGAGGAACCACGAGGCCGTGTCTTCGAGGAAGAACCGACACCCTTCGAGGTAGATGGAGATATCCGGCCGGGTCCACAGCACGACGCAGATGCCCATGACGGCGATACCCATGCCGACACCGAGGACGATCCGGTTCCGCCGAGGCACGATGCCGTCGACCGCGCCGGGCGCCACGATGTGCAGGATGCCGGAAATCGCGCTCATGAGGATCCAGAGCGAGTTCGCATCAATGTTGGTGAACCACAGCGGCATCCCGGCGAGCCGGAACACCACGGAGAACATCGCTTGGCACAGGGTCGCGCACCAGCCGAGGGTGACGCCGACGATGAGGTAGTCCCCGCGCTCGGGTGACTCCGATTTCCAGGCGGCCCGCGCGTCCGGCCAGTAGACTACGACGACGGTGGCCGCGACCGACGCCTGAAAGATGCGCTCGGCTAGGATCAGGTCAGCGTTGGGCACGAAGAAGTTGAGCATGAACACCGTGCCGACGAGCACGATGGTGGCGAACACGATTTGTTTCTTGATGGTCTCCGGCGAAGTGTCGTCGTATCGCGGCATCATAATTCGACGTCCTCGCTTTCGATCCGTTCGTGCCGGAGGCGGTCGACAGCGGAGTTCGCGACCTTCCTCATGTCACCGACCCGCAGGCCGGTTTTCTTGCTCTCGGTCGCCGCGTCCTGCGCCGACAGGATGTGCAGCTTTTCGGCCCGCTCCAGGCGGTCCTCACCGGGCGTGTTGTGGTGCTCGCCGATGTGAGGGCACAGAGCCCGGCAGACGCTTTCTCGGATGCGGTCGAGGATCATAGCGAGCGCGCCCCCGTGTTCCGGTCGATGGCAGCGCGCGCTTCGGCGATCTCCTTGAGGATGGCCTTGTCGTTGGCGGCCCCGGTCAAGGCGGCTTCGGTCGCGGTCTTCAGGATCGAAGCCTGCCCATCGCGCAGGTCCTTGATGGCCTCGGTGAGATCGACGTTGGTGGAGGACTGCCGCTCGATGGCCGTGGCGACGCGCTCCACCATGGCCTGCTTGTCGTCCAGGCGGGCCTGCCAGGAGTCCTTGAGCCACTTCACGAGCACGCCCATAGCGGCGAGCGCCAGGGCCAGGGCGCCGACGACGCCGTAGTCCTTGATGAGGCCGGCGATTGCGGCTGCGGCCATCGGCTCGGCCTCCGGCGTCATGGGCTACCGCCGCCCCGGCGTCTGCGGCCCGCCCGGAATGGCCCCCGGCACGCCGTTGACCCGCTCGTAGGACCGTTGGGCACCGAGGCCGAGCAATCCGAGCAGCACCGGCATCAGGTCGCCTGTGGAGAGGGTCGGAGGCACCGGGAAGGCGATCCCGGCCGCGGCCCCGATGATCGCGGCGGCCCATGTCATGATGGGTGCGAATACGAACTGGTAAGCGAAGCCCGCGACGCACACCCACGCGGCGGCCGGGCGCCAGCGCGACGAGAACCGGTCGTTGCCCTGAGCCTCCGCGAGGTTCACGGCGTTCTGCGCCGCGTTCTGTTCGGAGATCGCCTGCATCACGGCGGCCTCACGCGCCGAGATGACTTCCTCGAGCTCCTTCTGCGCCTGAGCGCGCGCCGCCGGGTCCGGCACCAGCCGATCCACGAGGATCTTCGCCGTGTCCGTGATGGACGGGAGAACGCCGGGGAGCACGGCGCCGATGATGCCCCCTAAGATACCGCCTGCCATGGTGATCAGCCCTCGAACGGATATTTGGCGCGAAGCCGGCCGAGAATGCGGGCCAGCAGGTTGGGTTGAGCGACGACGGTGGGCGGCGGCAGCACCTCGGCCGGCGGCAGCACCCCGCTCTTGCGCGGCGCAGGCGCGACCAGCGGGCCGACCGTGACGGGCGGGGTGGGGGCGGCCTCGACCCCGCCGGGGGCGTGCTTGGCGGCCAGCAACGCAGCGCGAAAGTCGCGGAAGTACCCCGCGATCAGGTCGGCCTTGTCCGTGCCGTTGATGATGGCCCGCGCGCCCACGGGGATCGCCGCGCCGGACCCGAAGTACTGGGACAGCTTGCGGCCGGTGAACCACCCCTCACTCATGCCTCGGAACATGATGGCGGCAGCCAGGTCGGGCACCATCGCCATGTCGGGCGTCACGGTCAGGTCCATGGTCCGGTCGAGGATGCCGAGCGCCTGAAGCTCGCCCGTCGCCCGGCGGTAGTTCGCCCGGCCCGTGAGCTGCACGTAGCCCCGGCCGGCGAACTTCACGCCGTCGCCCGGTGCCGTGTTGCCGAGGGCTTTGGCGACCTGCGGGCGGTCGCCCTGCGGATCGTACATCCGGCGATAGTAGGCCTCGCCGCCGTACTCCTTCACGGGGAGCATGGTCCGCGCGGTTTCATGCAGCGCCGTCGCGAGGCAGTAGGCCAGGGCGTCGGTGCCGAGAAGCGGCGGGCAGGCGTCCAGCAGGCTTTCCATGCCGGAGACCTGCCCTTGCGTAAGGGCGCCACCGAACGGCTTGCCGCGCACAGCAGTGAAGAACGCGGCTCGGTTGAGCGCAGCGGCCATGGATCTTTCTCCGGGGAATGTCAGGCTGGGAAGCGCGGTGGGGATGGGCGCGCTGGAAGGAAATCAGGCATGTCGAGCTAGGGTCGACACCCCTCCCCTCATCGGGGGTAGGGGGTCACCTTGCGACCCGAGCCGCAGCGTGGTGTAGTGGGCGGGTCAGTGCGGCGGCGTGGAAGGACACGCAGGACGTAGACCGGGGCAGGCGACCAACCGGAAGCAAGCAGCCTCAACAAATAGGGCCCGCCCTAAGACCCCTCGTGGGTCGGACACGCGGGAGCACCTGACGTAGCCTTTGGGCTTCGGGAGGCAGCCGGTATCAAGCCCGGCCCGCACTGACCCCCCACCGCTCCCACCAAAGCTCCACCCCGACCAGCCAGACGGTCCAGTACAGGGTGAGGTAGGCGCGTTCGGTGTCGCTGAGGGGGAAGGACAGCCTCGTCATTTGCGTCATCTCTCAAGCCCGCGAAGCGCTCGACATTTCTAGCGCGTGCGTGATTAGGTGCGGCTAGGCAAAGGGCGGACTGGGACAGCGCGGATGGGAGTTATTCACGACTACGAACGGGCGCCAATCACCGAAGAGGACTTTATTGCATACCTCAAGGCGAAAGGTGTCAAAGGCGAGTGCGAAGCCTGTGGCTCAAATAGCTGGTCCGTCAGTGCAGACAACGAAATGAATTATACTCTTGGTCTTCCTATGGTTAGCTTGGTTAATATCGAAGAATTGACGCGTGGTGGTATTAATATGTTAGCCACAATGTGCAATAATTGCTCAAACACTAGGCTATTTTGGCGGTTTAAGGTGGCGGAGTGGAAGAGCAAACAGGCGGCGGTGGGAGGGGAAGTTGAGTGAGCCCACTTATACGCGAACCGTCCTGCCGTTTCCTGATAGGGGGCGCGGAGGCGGGGACTTGTCGGGAGGCGACGGCGGGGGCACATCTGATGGCATGGAACCCCGCGTCAAAGCCCTTGAAGCCGGCATGGAGAAGGTGCTGGGCAAGCTCGACGAGATCTCGAAGTCGATTGCGGACGGCCGACTTGATACCGAGAAGCGTTTCGGCGCCCTTGAGGTCCGTCTGGCCACCATTGAGGGGAAGCTGGACACTAAGGCTAGCGCCGCTAGCCTCGAGCGGATCGACGGCCAGATAAAGAGCATACCTACCACTTGGCAGACGATCGCGATCCTCGTGTCCCTCCTGGGCGGCATCACGGCAATCGCTTTTGCGATATCGAAGCTGATGCACCCGTGAGCGTCGGCGACTGACAGGCGATGGCTGAATAGCACCGGCGTCCAGGCGATCTCCATTGCGATTAGGTGCGGCGTCAAAGAGGTTGTGCTATTTTGTGGGTATCAGCGCGGGGACGGTGGGTATCGTCTTGGCGGCCGTCCAGACAGCGGCAGCCTTGGCCGAAAGGCGGGTGGGTTCGATTCCCACCCGCGCTGCTTTTCACGCCCCAATAGCCACGACGGTCACCACCGTCCCGTTCGGCGCCGTCGTGAACGGGGCCGTGTTCAGCAGTAGCGTGCCCTGAGAGACCATCGCCTGGACCGTGCAGCCGGCGGCCGTGGTCGCCGTGACCATGCCGCAGATCATCTGCCCGCCGGACCAGCTCTCGACCACAAAGGCCAGGGGCACCGCCTTGAACGCCGGGCTGAACGTGACCTGTGCCACGCCCGCGCCGCCCGTGACCGTGCCTGTGAAGGTCTGGAAGCGCAGGCCCGTGGCGAGGGTGTCGGCGGCCTGAAGCTGTTGCGGCAGCCCATCCGATCCGACGACGAGCGGCGTGCGCGCGGCCATGGTCGGACCTACAGCAGGATCGGAAGCTCGACGTCGACCTCGAGCTCCGTGCTGGACAGAGCCGAGCCGATGCAGACGTTGACCTGGCCGGCCGTGGTCGGCGGGGTGACGGTGATCCGGCCCGCATTGGCCGCGTCGAGGAAGTAGTAGGCGCCGACGGCGAGCCCGCCGCTGGTGCCGGCCACCGCGTCCCACTGCGCCGTGGTGCCGGTGAGGATGCCGGACTGCGCGACGCTGCCCGTGGCGCCGGCCGCGACCGAGGCGTCATAGACCAAACCGACGATCTTCGCCGTGGCCTTGGCGTTGGCTTGGCCGCGCTTCACCGTCGTGCCGGTGGCGGCATAGACCGGGGTTCCGAACGGAAGGGCCGTGGCGGTCTCTCCGTTCGTCGTAGTGCGCAGGGACGGGGCGTTGGTGGGCGCGGAGATCGTGTCGTTGGGCTGCAGGGCCTGGGGGAGGCCGTCGTCGCCGATGACGAGGGGCTTGCGAAGCGCCATGGGGGGTGTCTCCTTCTACAGCAGGATCGGATCGGCCTGGACGGGCGCCAGGGTCTGTGGGCCGGTGGCGTTGCCGATGCGGACGAGGCAGCGGCCCGCGGTGAGGTCGGGAGTGAGGGCCAGGCCACCGGTGAGGCCGAGAAAGTACGGTTGGCCAAGAGCGAGCGACGGCGTGCCGGCGACCGCAGTCCAGTCGTTGAGGGTCAGGGCGTTGCGTGTAGCCGTCCCGACGAACCCCTCCGCCACCGGCGCGATGAGCAGGCCGACGACGAAGGCCTCCGTGTAGGTGTCGGCGCGCGCGGGGCGCAGGCTGCCGTCGAACCTTGAGATGCACACCGGCAGGCCGGCCGGAAGGTCCGCAGCTGCGCGCGCCGTGGCGGTCGGAAGATCCAGGGATCGCTGCTTGGCGAACTCCCCGTCCAGATACGCCTTCGCCTCCACGGCCGAGAGGAACCCCTGCCCCGCCCGGTCCATCAGGTTCGTGTGGGCCGTCATGACGATGTCGGCGCCGACCCACTCCTTGAGGCGGATTCCGATCTTGCCCGTGGTGGGATCGATGAAGGACACCAGCGAACGGCGCGCGTAGGACCGATCCTCGTCGGTGATCCAGATTTCGTCGCAGTCGGGGTCGTACCAGACGGCGATCATCATCAGGCCCCCGCGTGGATGCTCTTCGGCATCAGCAAAAGCGTTTCGCTGATGACGGTCACGGGCCGGGTGCTCTGCAGGAAGAACACCGCGCCATTGGCGAGGAAGGTCGCCAGCACCTGAATGGAGAACGAGAACGTGACGCGCTCGGTGACGCCAGCCCCGGCGAACAGGCTCGTGGTGTCGGACTGGAGGGGGCCGAGGGCGGATCCCGTGTCGATGTCGAGGCGCAGCTGTCCGCCGGCCTGGTCTGCGGTCACCAGCAGGTTCACCCGCATGTCGTAGAGGTCGAACATGGCCCGGGGCACGATGCGGTTGTCGACGAAGAACTGATGGCCGGCGAAGGGCGGGTTGAGCAGGTCTTGGGTCTGCAGCGCGCTGGGGGCGAACACCAGCTGTTGCCGGACGTTCGGCAGGAAGGTGTCTTCCACGCCGATGGTGCGGTCGGTGTAGGTGACTTGGCCGAAGCCGGTCTGCTGGCCGGGCGCGCCGGGCCGGCCCTGCGGAGGATACGCGAACGGCGTCGGCATGATGCACCTCGCACGGAGAAGTGAAGCGGGCATCGTCGGCTGGCTCTTTCATACCAGTAGATTTGCACCACGTTGCCTGGGACGATCTGGCAATCGGAGCTGCGCAAATGCACGACGATCAGGGCCCGACGGGCGTCCGTCGCACACTACTGGTCTGGTGTGCCTTCGTTCGGATCGGGATCTGGATAGCGAAGGCCGCACGTTCGCGTCGCTCGGCTTCGTCATGGTCGCGTCTTGGGGCGGCCAAAGGTAAGGGCCCGGTCAATCCGCGCGTCAGAACGCGCGAATGGCAGCTCTAGGTGCGGCCATGGAGGGCGAAGAACAGCTTAGGACCAATTGGCAGCCGATCTCAACTGCACCGCGGGATCGTAAATTCCTAGGGTTCATCCAGAGTGATAGCAGCTCTTGGATCAGGGTCTGTACATGGAGCAAACGGCACAGGGGATTCATGCCTGCGTCGCCTGTGCCTGACAGTGCATCGTGGCACTTAGACGGGAAGGCAAAGGGCCTCAGAATCACCCACTGGATGCCGCTGTCGAACTTTCCGGACGAAGCCTGAAGACGCGGCGTTCTTCTGGGTGGTGGGTATCTAGAACGCCCAGGTCGGCACACCACCCACGATGCGCAGCGCCTTGCCCTCGTCGGTGAGGGGGTTGAACGCGGGATAGGCTGGTGGCCCCTGCGGGCCGATGAGCATCGGCGTCGTGACGATCCGGCCGTCGTAGGGCTGGGCGTCGAGAAGGACGGGCGACTGCGCCGCGAGGGCGATTGCGGCCGACGATGAGCCCGGCAGGATCAGAAGCTCGACGCGCCCCAACCACTCGATCTGAGCCGGGTTTGACGGATCCGGCCGGCGCAGGATGTCCCCGCGCACCGCCGTCGGCCGCTCGACGCGCCACACGCGGCCCGCCACCGGCAAATCAATCCGGAAGTACGGCGTGGCCCCACCGACGAACGCCAGCGTCCCATCCGCCGTCGAGGCCGACATGACCACCGGGCCACCTCGGATCGGGGTGAAGTCGACGGACAGGGCCGTACCGGAGAAATCGATGGTTTCGCCGGGCACGACCGCGATGGGCTGGGCCAGCAATATGTCGGCCGTGTCGATGACGGCGGTGGCGTTCATGCGACGGGCCTCAGAGCTTCGACGCCAAGCGCCAGATGCGGTCGAGGGCGGCCGAGTCCTTGCCGAGCAGGTAGCCGACGAGATCGACGGTCGGCGTCGAGCGATAGAACTCGTTGGCGCCGATCACCTCCATGCGGACATCGAAACGAATGCCCTCAGGCAGGCTGTCGATGACCGTGGAGAGGGCCGCTGGCAGCGCGCCAGTTTGCACGTAGGCAAGGGCCTCGGCCTCGGTGCAGTCGCCATCCTTGGCGAGCTGCTGGAAGAACTGACGCGCGGAAACGATCTCCGGCACCGGATTGCGCGCTGCGATCTCGTCCGCCGTCAGCGTCACCACCTCCCGAACCGCCGGAATGGTCTTGGTCTTCGGATCGGGCTCGCCCTCGACGGGATCGGAGAGACGGTGGGTGTCGGGATCGAACGCGGGAGCGTCCGCGACGATAATGGGGAAGTAGCCCTGCCCCGTGCGACCGGACCAGCCGAGATCGGTGATCTGATCCTCGGATGGGTTGGCGGCCACGAGCCAGGCCGGGAGCGGGCCGGCGGACTCCAGAGGTGTCAGGGTGGAGAGGGTGAGGAGGCGATAGTCGGTCATGGGGTTTCGTCCACGATGCGCACCAGACCGGAGCCGGACCACGAGATCGACCCGCCTGTCAGTCGCGCGCCTGCGCCAGGCGTTTCACCGCCATATGGCGTGGAGGCCTGAGAGGCGCTTCGCCCTCCCTTCCCGAAGAGGGTGCCGTCGCTTGCGGCGGCTCCTCCATCGCCATTTCCGCCGTTGCCGGGGCTGCCGGTCAAGTTAAGATCACCACCTGTCGCCGTGCCACCGGGGCCTGCTGCGGCACCGCTGCCTGCGCCGCCGGCTGTGACATTCAACGATACGCCCGGTCCGGAAACCGTAGTCGGTCCGCTCGGATCATAACCAGCACCGTCCGTGCCGCTGGTGGCCGCGCCTTGCCCGATAGAGAGCGTAAGGACGCTGCCCTTCGCCAAGCTGACAGTGATGCGGGCAAGGCCACTTCCGCCGCCCGGAAAAGCGCTGGGTGTGGTGCGCCCGCCCGGACCCCACGCATAGATCGTGTATTTGCTGGCACGTGGCGCGGTCCATGACGTGTCGAGCGGGCCGAGCGATGCCACAAGCTGACGCCCGGCGGTCGTACTCTGATTGATCGCCAGCGACCCGATCTGATGCGGCTGCGGTCCCCACGCACCCATCAGTAATCCCCCGGCAGCGGGGTAATATCGACGTACCCATTCGCAGGAAGCGTCGAGAGAAGCGCAGCGAAGAAGCCGGATCCGGGACCGATGGCGAGGGCGCGGTTCGGGGAGGCGTCCATGAAGGGCTTGGAGTCGGTGAAGAGGTCGAGGGCGGCGGTGCCGGCGGTCGAGCCCGCACCGGATGCCAGGGTGGACGTGGCGAGGAGGTGCAGGCGCCAGAACTCGGCGGTGGCCGGCGGGGTCTCAGCCGTGAAGGTGCTCGCCGCGAAGGTGAGCGTGGTCGCGGACACAGCGGTGATCTGAGCGTTGTCAACGGCGGCCACGTTCGCGGTGTTGCGGAGCCCGACGCTGTCCCCGACGAGCCAGCCATCGGTGATGAAGCTGCCCGTGGTCCGCGTGATCGTATTCGTCGTGATCGACGCGGTGCCCATGTCCGACACCTTCGTCAGGCGCCGAGCCGCGAACAGGCGAACGGACAGCGCGGCCGGGGTGCTCTGGAACTGCGCAGCCGTGAGGGCGAACAGGCGCGAGCCGCCAGCCAACGGAGGCGTCACGCCCGCCGACGCATCCGCCGACGCGAATACGAACACCGGCCGCGTGGTGTGCACCGGGAGGATGCGCGCAGGAGAGAACGGCCGGAATGACCCGACGTGGTTTGGATCCAGTGCCATGGAGGGTCCTCAGGGAAAATTGGCGGCGGTGTGGAGGCGGGTGACGCGGAGGGCGCGGGCGGTGTCGCTGTTGACCGGGAAGGACCAGGCCGACACGCCGTCCGACATCAGCAAGGCCTCGGATCGCGGCGAGGCCAGGACGCGCGCCGGCAGGCCGTTGATCGTGTCGCCGCCCGCCGCCGCGATGGTGAGCGTGTTGGCGCTCGAGATGCCGCCCGCGATGTCGAGGATGCGGTACTGGATGCCATTGGACACGGAGGCGGCTGTCGGCAGGGTCCACGTGCGCGGCGCCGTCAGGGGCGTCGCCACGACGATGATGCGGTCGGTGTTGAGCAGCGTCGTGTTCGCGTCGCCGGGGCTCTTGTAGGAGATGCCCTGCGCGACCTGGGCCACCAGGGCGGTGACGAAGGCCGTGGTGGCGAGCCGTTGCGAGTTGTCGCCCTGGGGCTGGGTCGGCGCCGTGGGCATGCCGGTGAAGGTCGGAGACGCCAGCGGCGCCTTGGAGGCCAGGGCGGTGGCGATCGTCGTCGCGAAGTTCGGGTCATTCCCGATCGCGAGGGCCAGTTCGTTGATGGTGTTCAGGGCATCGGGGGCGCCCGCGACCACAGCCGTTACGGCGGCCTGGATGTCGGCCGGCGTCGCCTTGCCGTCGAGGGCCGCTTGCAGTCCCGCCACGTCCCCGATGACCAGAGCGGCGATGGCCGCCGCCACCGCGTCCACCACCTTCGGATCGATGGCCGCGATGGCGTCGTAGAGTTCGGTGAAGTTGGCGTTGGCCTTCTGGAACGCGCTGCGGATCGGATCGCCGGTCCGATCGTTCGCATTCGAGCCGACGAGGATGAGCTGTTGCGGCATCGGGCGCTCAGTCCATCAGCTCGGCGAACGCCTTGTCGACGCCCGACTTCGCCCGGATGCTGTTCGCGGCGATCTTGGCGCGGACCTGCTCGGCCACGGCGGTGCACGCCTTCATGTGCTGGCCGATGGCGATGATCCGGGCCTTGGCCTCGGCGAGCGACAGGCTGACGGCCCCGGTCGCATGCGAGTAGGTAACCGTCTCATCGCCCACCAGACTGGCGAAGGTGAAGGCGTTCGTGAGGTGGCTCTGGCTGTCGAGGTCGGTCGGGACGCGGACGCCGTTCACCTCGACGCCGGCCGCCTGCGCATCGGCGAGCACCTTGGCGGCGTAGTCGTCGAGGGAGGCGTAGGTGCCTTCGGGCAGGACGGCCTGCAGCGAGGCCATCGTCTGGTTGCCCTCGGCGTCCTTCGGCCAGGGCGTGGCGCGCTGGCCGGTGCCGGTCCAGGCGGCGTAATCGGCATCGCTCTGGGCGACGACCGCGCCCTTCTCGGAGGAATAGACCGCGCCGTCCTCGCGCAACCAGTACCAGACGCCGGGCTTGAACAGCGGCGGCACGGTGCGGGGCATCAGGTCTTCGGCGGCTTGATTGTCAGGCATACTGCCCCCCGTTCGAGGTCGAGCCCGCGACCGAGCCTGGGAACACGGACTGACCGGCCCCGTAGACGATGATCACGGCGTTGAGGTTGGCGAAGTAACGGGTGCCGGTAGCGGCGCCCGAGAAGCTGCATCCGGGCGTCACGAAGATCTGCCCGAGCGCGTTGGAGTACGCCGCCGCGATGGAGAAGGTCGGCGACCCCTGGATGATGACCACGGCCGGAGCGAAGATGATCGCGCCGCCGCCGGCCGAGAACAGGGAGGCTGACGAGCCCGAGAAGATGCAGCCCGCCTGGATGTTGATGGCCGAGCCAGGGCCGGCGTTGATGTGGGCGCCCGAGGTCGTCGTCGTCGTGGTGACGGTGACGTTCATCAGGGCGACGTTGACGCCGCCGTTGGTGGTCAGGCAGTTGCCCGACGCGCTGTTGTTCTGGAGGGTGAGCCCGCGGAAATCGATGCCGGCGCTGCCCGCGACGCCGACCGATCCGCTGATGATGTAGGCCGCTTGGTTGCTCAGGTCGCCCTGGATCACGACGTTCGAGTTGGGGCGCAGTCCGCCGGGCGCCGCGTAGGTGCCGGGTGTCCCGAGCTGGATCGTGAGCGGCTGGCCCGTCAGCACGAGGTAGGTGATGCCGTAGAGGTAGGCCGCGCCGATGGAGGCGAACGCCTTGGAGGGCGTGTTATCCGATCCTCGATTGGCATCCGATCCATCGGTGCGGACGTAGAGGATCGGGCTGGCAACGACGCGCTGGGCCTCGCCCTGCGCCAGGCTGGTCAACCGGAAGAAGCCGCTGGTGGTGCTGCCGACGTAGCGCAGAACGGCCGGGGCGCCCTGCGGAAGGTCGCCACTCTGGAGTGGGGTGCCGTTGTTGCGCCGGATCTCGCGATTGCCGACGCCGTTGACCGACAGGAACGCCGCGTCCGTGTTCGTGGACTGCGGGACGAGGCACACCTGCAGGCCCTCGTAGTAGGCCTCCAATTCGGGATCGACGCGGGCGACGTAGTTGTTGACGACGCCAGTATCGTTCGCGAACTTCGAAATGTCCTGAAAGCGCGCCACAGCCGCCGCGAAGCTCTCCTCGAGCGCGCCGATATCCCCGTCGTCCAATGCGCTCTTGGGGCCGCGCGCCGAGGTGAAGGCGCCTAGCGCCGAGGCCATGGCCGCGCCTTGTCGAAGGGCCTTGTTGACCTGCTCGGACGAGGCGGTGCCGCGCTGGAAGCCGGACTGCCGGGCCGGCAGCGCCGCGTAAGCCGACTGCGGCAGCACGTTGGCCCCCGTGGACGTGCCGAACGGGAGGAAGTGGTTATCGTTCGCCATGGGGGCTCCCAACGGGCAGGTCTGGAAACCCCGCCGGCTGGCAGGGTCGTGAGGATGGGCGGAGCGGAGAACGAGCGGCCTAGACGGACGCGCCCTGGAGGTACTGCGGGGTCACCCCGAAGGCGCCGCGGTCGAAGCCGCCGACGGATTCGCCGTTGAGGTCGAAGCCGAACAGCGGGGCGTCATCGGTCGAGATGACCATCGTCTCCATCTGAACGCCGGCCGGCTTGATCGGCAGGAGGCGGTTGGCGAGGATGGCAAGGTCGATGGCGTCCGGCATCTTGCCCGACACCGTGACGGTGATCTCCATGTCGAGGGCGAGACGGCTGCCGTCGCTCTCGTTCGGAGCGATCCAGCGAGCCACATCGAAGCCGCGGTCCGGCGTGTCGAACGCGAAGATGTGCGGCTCAATAAGCGATTCGTCGAAGCCTCGCCCGTCGATGTCGAAGGCGAAGAACGTCTCCGGCGTGTGGGCTTCGGTCCGGTCTTCGATCACCACCCGCGTGTCTGGATCGGTGAAGTATGCGTCCAGCACGTCCTGCGCGCCAGCCAGCGTGCCGTCCTGGCGGTTGGCGATGGCCTTGGCCTTGAGAAGCCGGCGGTAGCGTTCATCCTCCAGGGTGAAGGCGCCGATGATCGTGTCGAACGGCCCGCGCCAGACGCCAACGTCGAGGCCGCGGTCGGGATCGTCCAGGGCAAAGTAGTTGCCCCGGACCGGGTAGGAGATCTCGCGCGTGCGGCCGATGTAGCCACCGAGAGTGTCGAGCTGCACGCCGATGGCGCTGTCGAGGTCGAAAGCCGGGCCGACGCCCGCGATGGCCGTCTGCACCTCGGCGACGGGGCCGA